CACGTACGCGACGAAGAGATCTCGGAGAGCCCACGTCATCACATCGTCGAATCGCGCGGGGTCCTGATCCGCGAGCTCCCGAATTATTGAACCGAACTCGCCGAGGTCGCGGGATCCGCGCTCTTTGTACCTGGGACCTCGCCGCTCGGGTTCGAAGATTTCGGGAAACTCCGCAAGGATCTCCCCGCGGATAGAAAAAAAACGATCACGATCTCCGCGATGAGTTTTCCCATTAGACCGATTTCCTCGAGGTCGACGACCTGATCGAACCTCGCCGCGTTGCGATCGGCCTCGGCGCGCGTCCAAGTTTTCCCGACCTGGGTGAGTAGCCCCGCGAGGATGAAGGATTTCCGGCCGGTGAGATAGATCCGCGTCACAAAGTCGGCCGCGGGTTTATCGATCGTTGTCGCGTCTCTTTGGTTGGGATCCAGTCCGGCGAGAGCTTCGAGAGCGCCGGCCGCGCGGAGATGACCGACGATGTAATCGTTCTGAGCGGCCGTGATCGAGTGATCGACTTCTGAAAAGTCCCGTCCGTCGAGCTTCATTTTTTCTCGTTTCTTGTTTCGAGTGTCGCGTCATCTTGACGCGCCTCGCTGTTTTCGACCGTGACGACGGTCTGATCTCTAACGAGCTTCGCCAGGACTAGAGCCGCGGCCTTTGCCTTTTCGAGCGCGACTGTCACGGCCTTCGGTTTGCCGATTTCGCCGAGCGCGAGATCGAGATAGCCGACGACGACCTGGAGCCCGTTCGCGATCGCGTGAGCGAGCTTGATTGTGACCTTCACAGTGAGACCTCCGAGGGAAGGACGAGAACGAGATCCGCTCTCGCCCCCGTCGGTTTAGCTGTAGAAGGTTTGCAGGTAGTACGGCGAGAGCGGGTGATTCGACGTGTCGTCGAGCAGCTCGCCGTCGAGCGTCCAGTTCCCATAGTCGTCGGCGATCAGTCCGAGTTGACCCGCGGGATAGAGGTTCACTCGCCATGCCTCGAGACCGAGCTTCTGTCCGTCGGTCGGATCCGGAACAAACCGGAGTCGCCCTTGTACCTGGGGGACGACGGCGCCGGCGACCTGATCGTTCGAAGCGACGAGCGTGTGATACGTCGCCGTGACCGCATGACCCGAAGCGGCCGAGGTCGTCGTCGGAAAATAGATCAGTCCCTCGATCGGATCGACGACGATGTAATCGGTCCCGGCGACCAAGGTAACGGCGTTGCAAGTGAGGACCGGAGGGGTCGTCACGTTATCGATGTTGCGATTCAGGAGCGCGAAGTAACGCCCCGCAAGGGTCGGGACCGTCGCCGAGGCGAGGACCTCGGCCGTGATCGTTGCGACGGCGCCGACGAGCGTCGTCTTCCCGCTGGACATCATCGAGATCGAGAGCATGTCGGAGCGGAAGTCGGTCCCGACGATCGAGACCGAGATCGTCCGCTTTTTCAGTCCGGACGCGATCAGCGACGCCGACTTGTTGAGAGATTGAAACAGGTTCGCGCGCTCGTCTTTATGCGCGAGCTCGAGCTTCGTTGCGTTTCCAAACGGCATATAGCCCGTCAGAAGTCCGTTGACGTCGAAGCGATCGAACAGGATCGATCCCTTTCCGAGCATCGGGACGTGAGGTAGTGGGTACTTGATTCCAGGCATTTAAGCCCTCCTAAGTTCTCGAAGTCGGATCGAGGCGACTCGTCCGGTATTTCACGATCCATTGCGTCGAAGCGGCCGCGATGATGCTGTCGCCCTCTTTGCTCATCCACGCGGTTTTTCCTTCGACGACGCCCATTCCGAGCCCGTCGGGGAAAGCTATCGTCACAAACTTTTCATTCGCGGTCATCGTCTGAGTCCCCCACACGATCAGGGGATCGAGCGCTTCATCCGGCGACACTGTCGTCGAGCCGGCCGCGCGATACTCGAGAAAGATCACGAGCTGTCGCTGGACGAGCGGAGCCTGGAACGTTTGTCCCGCGAGCGGGATCGGCTCGTCGTCCTCGCTGTAGACCAAAATTGCCGGGAGCTGATCGTCCTCGATCGGCCGCGTCCGCATGCGGTGAACCGTCACGCCCGCGGGAACGCCCGTCGCCGCAAGGTTCGCGACGATCGCGGAGAGAATCTGTTCTCGAATGCTGCTCGGCATCCCGTTACACGCTTCCGAGGAGAATTTTTG